GGCTTGTTCTTTCGCCCTAGCTTCAGCATTCAAAGAGGCTATTTCAGCCTGTTGACGAGCATTTTCATCCTCGCCACCCTTGTAATAACCGCTACCAAAAGCGCCTAAAACAGTCATCAGGATGCCCAACAGCACCCAAGGATTAAAGAGGCTCATGGCTTTGGGGGTTCATCGTTGTCAATGGCTTCAGCCTTGGCACTCGCATTAGCTATTGCCTTAACTCCAGACCTACCAGCTACACCACCTAAAACACCAGTAATGAACACCATGATGGTACTAATCTGCTGTGTATACACCTTGTCAATCGCCGCCATACTGCCGTTCATTGGCTGTTGAACAAACGAAACAGAGTACAAGAACATACCCATAGAAGCCAACAGAATGCTCACCAAGACCACGATAACGAATGCCCATACTCTGACTTCAATTTCATCAGAACTAAGGCGAGTATTTGGTTTGTATCCAATGGTAGGCATCATTTCTTCTCCTGTTCGGGTTTAACTAACATCTCAGGGCAAGTACCAGAAGCGGTACAAATAGGGGGTTTGCATTCAGCGCTAGACCAATTCAATGGGTCTTGGCAAGGGTAGCGGTAGCGGTCATCACAGCCAACTAGCAGTACCAATAGGATAGATAAGCCCCAAATACAGTAAATGTTCATTTCTCTTTCTCTCTTTCCTTTTGTTCAACTTGTCTTCTGAGTTTCTCGACCTTCTCTACTTGCTGTTTGGCTTCATGCTTGGTTTGCAGTACATCTATGTACATCATGCCCAAAATTGGTAGCAACAATATGACAAGTACACAAGCGGCAATCCATCCCACTACGTTCTCCCAATCTTGCTTACCAGACCTATTAGCATCCATAGGTATAGGAGGAACAGGAAAGCTACCAACAGGTATGCTTGTTTTTCTGCTAGAAGACGCTCCCTTTCCTTTCGTAGCCATGACTCTGCATCTCTTTTCTTTCTAGCCTTCTCTTGCTCTCCAGCAATGATGTCTCTCATGCTGAACACTTCAGAATACAAAGCACCCATCTCAGGGGGCGACTGATAGACCATGCACTCTCGTATCTGAACTACCAACCTCTCCATCTCTTGTTGCGCCAAAACCCTGTTTAGGGCTTCTTCCATCAAGTTCACATCATCAGAGAAAACTACAGTCCTAGCCTTCTCCTCTGATTCCCTGATGTGCGCTTCTAACTGTTCCTGTAACTTGAAAAACTCAGTCAGGTTCTTAACGATGTCAGCTTTGACTTGAGTTTCTTCAACAGCAACATAGTCTGACTTCTTAGCCTTTGCCACAGACTTTGTAGCTTCAGGCTTGGGACTACCGCCAAATAGTTTACGCAATGAACCCCAAAATCCTTTGACCTCTTTGCCAATAGCGACAACTTCATTAGCGGTGTTCCTGATTTCGACAAAAGATTCTTTAGCTTGCTTGTAAAGGTCACAGCCAGCTTGGATGTTTTTGACCAAGCCAGCCGCAAGAAGACAAATAGAGATTGGGTCAATTTTGTTTCCTTACCTTATTGGAAAGTTAGAAACATCAAATTCATTTTCAACATCACGCAATTGAATAGGCTTTTCTTCAGCAGAAATAATGTTTGACAATGGCTCTACCACTAACTTTGTAAATGCTGTAGGAGAAGTCAATTTATCTCTTGCTGTAGATAAGTATTTAATTGCTTTTGCACCTTTAGGGTCTAGTAGAGCCTTGGCAAGTGTTCTTTGGGATAACACAAGAGAACCACCAGCAATAGCGGCAGAGCCAAGATTGTCAGTAATCTTCTGTTGCTGTTCAGGGCTCAAAAGGAAGTAATATCCAAGTCCTACTGTTGGCGCTAAAACATTCAAGGCGGCGGCAGTTGTTCTATAGTTAAGTCCAGCCATAGGCTTTGCCTCAACCAACCCTAATTTAGCGCCTTCATTCATTTGCTTGATGGCGGCATCTTGACTCGTTCCGCTAAACAGCCTGTTATATGTGTTTGCAAATGCTTTGTCTTGCTCTAAATTCTTTGCAAACTTCAACATATTTTCAGGCGTGTTAACCATCGCCTCAAGATACCCATATCTCAAAGCGTCAAAGATTTCTTTTGATGGCTTACCTGATAGATTAGATGCGGCAGTAACAGATTTAAACAAATCTTTAATTGGAGTTTCTTTACCAGAACCAAATAAAAATCCACCAACTTCTTCAGGGTTTTTTGTCAATGCGTCTTGTATAGCTTCAGTCTGAAGACCTTGGATTCCTTTGCGATAAGTATTTGTTACTTGCCTATATTTGGTCAATGAGTCTTTGCTAAGAGTCCTGTTAGCAGAAAAATCCATTGCCTCATCAAACTTGGAAATAAAATCTGATATTGTGCCAGCGGCACGAGAGTCTTTCTCACTTGATACACGAGAAGAATACTTATCACGATTTTCCGCAAGCCAACGACTGCGAATTTGATGTAATAAAGGAACATCAACTTGAGGAGGTAATGCCCTCATTTCTTCAAGAATTGATCGTTGACCTTTAGTTAATGCGGCGGGGTCTGACAACAATTTATCAGCAAATTGTTTTACGCTGAACATGGATACACGAGATGCTTTATCTGTAAAAATATCTCTGTAAAGTGGGTCAACAGCCTTGCTTAAAGAATCTTCACCTTGCTTAATGAAGTTTTGCAAAATTTGACCAGATGAATATTGCGCTGAAGTGTTTGTTCGCAACGCCATATCTAACTCAGGGCTTTTTGCCAAAGACTTCAAAATATCTTGTGAGCCAGTAGTTAAGGCATCTTGGATTTCTTTTTCTTTTGCCCTAAAGATGTCGTAAGTAGCAGGAGTCATAGTAATACCCTCTAAGGCAGAGAAGATATTTTTACCAGTCCTTTGACTTGCTGGCAAAGAAGAACCATATTGTTGTAAGAATGTTTCTGCCGCCTTGTTTGCATCAGGAGCATCCTTGGCTGTAAAGCCTAACTTGTCAGCACCAAAGCGTAATGTTTTTCCAAGTCCTTTGAGAACAAGATTGCCACCCAAATCCCAAGCCGCTTCTTCTATACCAGCATCAGTTGCCAATGAAACAGATGGCTTTTCTCCTCTTGAGTATTGTTCATAGGTTTCACCTAAAAACCCACCAACACCAGCGCCAACAGCACTAGCTGGTATACCTAGTAATGGAGTACCAACAGCAGTTCCAATTCCACCAAATGTTAAAGCGCCAGCAAGACCACCTAATTCTTGTGCGCCAAAAGCCTCACGAGAACGATACTCAGGACTCATCACTGACTTGCTCATGTCTAATGCTGGCGCTTGAGGCTTTTCATCGGTAAAAGGAATAGCACTTACATCATATTCATCAGCCATCTTAGCCTCCAATACCAAGTTCTTTTTTCAACTGGTTGATTTCTGCGTCTTCTTCTCTTGTCTTAGCTTGCTTGCGCTTAACACCATTGACAACCTCTTGCAATCTACCAAATTTCTTTTGGAAGTCAATACGAGCATCAGCTTCATTAAAGTTTATCAATGAACCCTTGTTTGCTTGTTTAAACTCTTTTGCCTTGCCATATGTATATTCATTCTCAGCCAAATCTACTTTTAACAAGTTAACAAGTCTTTGAATTGTTTCAGGTTGTTGCAAAGCATTAGGCGCAGTTTTTTCCAAACTTGCCAATTCTTTTGCCGCCAAAGAGCCCGGATAATTCTTAACCAATGGGAAGATATACCGAGTACCCATAGCTTGAATCAGTTGAGTGTTTGATGTTGCATTCTTCAAATCACTTCCAACAGGAACTCCTAGAGCAATCAAAGCACCAACAGCAGATTCTTTTCCTTCTGCAAATTTACCAGTAAATGCGTTTTGCAATGCTGACTCAAGAGTTGCAATATTCCTTCTAGATGCGGTAGAGGCGGCAACAGCAGAGCCAAGATTCTTGAAACTTTCAGCACTAAAAGTACCAATAGCTTCAGCTTCTTTCTTTTGTCCTGCGGCTAATGCTTTTCCAAGCACTCCAAAACCTTCACCTATAGTTTCTTCTATGGATTTACCTTTAGTCGTGAGTTTGTCAACTCTTGCTTTTAGAGTGTCATACTCAAATTTGTCTTTAACTGGGTCAAGTGTTTTTAGTTTATCAACTAAATCAAAGATTTCTTCTTTTGCGGGAGTCTTTGTGTCTTTTGTTGTCAAACGAGTAAGTTGAGAATTAAATTCAGTATTGAATTCTGGTGTTCCTTCTGCACCTTTTTGTAAAGCAAATTTAGTTGCAATTTGAATTTCATTAGGTGTTGCTTCTGTTTTAGGTTTCTGTTCAGGAGCAATAACTGACAACATACGTTCAAGGTTTGCAATTTCTTGTTTTATTTCAGGTGTTTGCTCCATTGCCTTATATTGAGTAATGGCACTTTGAATCTGAGGAATCATCTGTATTTCTTGAATTCTAGGAGATACAGCTAATTTACGTTCTTTATTAGCTTGAGCAACCTGAACAGCCGCTTGACGACCAGCATTAGCAATAGCAGTAGCAAATTGTTGGTCACCAGATTGAGCCGCAACCTGTGCAATCTTCATGTATGACTGTGGGTCAGATGGGTCTAACTGACTAGCCAACTGTTGACGCTGAGAGATCATCTTCAACTGTGGGTCTTCACCACCCAAAGCACCGCCAATAGCACCACCTAACTGTTGACCAGCACGAAAAGTCCCATAGTTAGCACGAGCCATAGGGTCAAGATTTGCATACTGAATAGCTTGCGCCTGTTGTGCTTGCTGTTGAGCAAGTTGATACTGTTCAGGAGTAGTAAATAAACCGAGAATTTCTGATGCCATGATTACTCCTTAAATTTGTTGTCCATCATATGAAAAACTTGTATTCCCATAAGGCTGAGTTTGTCCTTGCTGTGGTGGTCCAACTTGGTATCCACTATAGGTTTCATATGGTTGACTACCTCTAAACAAGTTCTCAAATCCAGTTTGCAGTCTTGGACTACTAGCCGCACCTTGCAACAAACCGCCTAAAGGACTATATCCAGCACCAGCTTGTTGAGTTCTAGCCGCCGCTAATCCACCTTGCAACAATGACTGACCAACATTTCCACCATAAGCCGCCGCTTGACCACCCAAAGCCGCACCCAACTTCAAAGGCGCTTGTCCAAGTTCTTCAATGGTTTGACCAGCACCTAAATAGGATGTAAATGGACTCAATGCACCCACCTGACCAGCTTGATATTGACCCAACATCCCTGCACCAGTACCAAATAATCCAGCGCCAAACGCAACATTCTGCTGACCAGCTTGCTGTGCTTGTGCCGCCAACTGAGCATCTTGTTGGGCAATAGCGTTGTAGTAGGCTTCTAACTCAGGTGTTGTAGCACCCAAGCCAGCCGCACCACTGGGGCGCATACCTGTAGCACCTACAGATAATCCACCACGACCTTGTTGGAACAACTGGTTTTGCAACTGAGCCATCTGACGTTCACGGCTAGGAGCAAGCAAGTCCTGTTGCTGTTGGATATATTTAGCCGCAACCTGTTCAGGACTCTGTGCAAGATACTGCTGACCCAAGCCAAACAACCCTGTAGCCGCCTGAGACAAAGGCTGATACTGTTGCTGAGCCATTTCAGCTTGGCTTAACGCACCACCAGTAAGACCCATCAAGCGATCTTGATAGGCTTTGAGTTCAGGGCTAACTGTGTAACCAGCACCAGTTAAGTATCCTTCAGGAGACATTTGAAAGTTAGAACTACCATAACGGGTAGTAATTCCAACAGGGCGAAATCTAGCCGCTTCAGCCGCTTGTCGAGCCGCATCACGTTGAGCCGCCGCAGATGTATTTGCCGCCGCCTCTGTAGCAGACGCTTGTTCTTGCGCCCCTAAATATCCTAATACTGCACTGAATGGCATATCAATCCCCTTTAATCAAAATCTCATCCACTTTAGACGGGTCTTTTTCGTCTGTGGCATGAATACAAAACCAAACACAATCCGTAATGGCTTTTACACCATGAGTAACACCAGCTTCAATCTCAATGCAAGCAGGAGCAGAAACAATATCAATCTCAGTACCACGCAATACAGCAACTTTCCCATGAGCCAAAATAGACAAATGACTAAAGTTGTGCGTATGCTTCATGATCGCCATTCCTGCCGTAAAGAATGATTCTTTGGCATACAACCCATCACTAAAATGATGAGTAATGCGGAATTGACTGTCTTGAATCATCATACTGTACGCTTCCACATATAGACAGTGATATATGGCTGATAGTTAGCGTTAGTGCCACTTGAGCCAGTAGTAGAGTTGGCTACAGTAATTCCCGTAGTATTTGCACCTGTTTGATAACCCGTACCATTAGCAACCAATCCAGAACCACTAGCGCCACCAGCACCAGCGTCTGCAATAGGAAGACTATGAACGTGACTTGGGTCGGTAACAGTGGCAGTATGAGTATGACTCACAACAATTGCGTCTGCACTACCACCAGTTTCTTCAGCAGTATCAAATAACGCATTACCTGAGTTAAAACCAACCATTACACGACCAGCACCAAATGCAGTCCATGTACCAAAACCTAACAATGTTGCAGGGTTAGTGCTAACAGCCGCATTTGTATAGATTGAACCAACTGGATACAGTAAAGAAATTGCCGCTTGAACAAAGGCTGTTGTTGCTATTGCTGTTGAACTATTACCACTAGACTGAGTAGTTGCAATAGTTCCTGTAGGCAATGTAGGAGTACCCGTAAAAGTAGGACTTGCAAGATCAGCTTTTGTTGCAATAGCTATAGCAATGTTGTTGTATTCAGTATCAATCTCAGTACCCTTAACAATCTTTAAGGCATTACCAGAAGAAAGATTATCTTTGGTTGCAAAGTTGGTTGATTTTGTGTAATCTGACATAGTTACTCCATTAACTTATTTTGCCATTTTTGGCTTGAATTTCAATCTTTTGAATCGACAATGCAGTTCCATTGATGTCAGATTCGTAACCCGTTTGCACAACCTTACCACTTCCTGATGCTGGAACAGTTAAAGTTTGTAGCGCAACACCATCAGAATACTGTGCAACTACAGTCGCATTTGCACCATACTCAGCAATTCCATAATAGGACTCGCCTTGCGTTGGAATCGTATCGTTGTCAGACAAGTAGTTTGTCTTAAAGTCAAAACCCCACTTAAAGGTAACAGTCTGGTTTGTACCGCCAATAACCACAATAGACAACTTCTTCAAAATAGAAGTTTGATTCTGATTTCCAAGGTCTGCATGGTTTGTGTAATACAACATACGATATGCAGATTGATAATCTTGATAACCACTATACAAACCAATATAGCCATTCTTGCCAATGTACAAAGTACCATCACGGCGAGATAAAAAAGCGGTTGGTGTTATAGAGTCCCAAGTTGTTGCTCTAGCCGCACCATCAGGCAAATAAGCCTTTGTATCAAAACAATATACAGAGGAGATAGATGGTGTACTCAACAAATAGAACGCTTCACGCTCAGAATAAACAGACTTGATATTTGCTAATGTCTCTCCAGCAATTACAGTCGTTAAATCATTGCGAATATTCTTAGATAAGTCTCTCTCTGGAGCAGACTTCTCTTGAATTGTCCTCATCAAAGAACGAACACCAGAGTTAGACAAGAAAAGCACATCAGTGCTAGTAGTCTGAATACTGTCCCTTGCAATGCAACCGATACCCTCAACAGTGTCACTCAATGACATTGATGCTGGTGTAGTAGCATTTTGATAAACAAGAATTTGACGCTTGCCAAATATAAACAAAAATCCATTGTGTGCGGCAAGACCTGTAATCTGGTCAGCGCCATTCGCCCATACACGATCTACATTCAAAGAACCTGATGTACCTGTTGACCAAACATGACCAGCAATCAAATCAGAGAAAAATACAGTAGAGTTATTTGTTGTTGTAGTTGCCGACCACAATCTACCAAAAGCAGAGATTGCAATATTGGCATCAGGTACAGTACCCACATAGCCCGTCTTCTCAGAGACTCTACGATAGGTTGTGGTGCTAACAGCAGGGTCATAGATCAAAGGGTTATGACCAGACTGAAAGAAGTAAGTTATGTTATTTAATGATGCACATTGCCAGTTACTATCGGTAATGGTTGGAGCAGTACCCCCCCCACCATAGGTAAGTTCAGTAACAGTATTAGTTGAACTTAACTTAAATATCTTGTTGTTGCCAGCAAACAATACAGTCAAAGTGCCATCAGATTGAACTAATTCATGGATGACCTTGACATCATTAGCGCCTAGATTGCCACTAGACGCATTGACCCTTGAGAAACCTTTGCGTGAACCCATACGACCATACTGGTCAATGATGCAGTTTGTTGCAACCAAAGCAAATCCAGCCGCAAGATCAAGAGGTGAGTCTTGCGTATTCAGACCATAAAGTGCTGGTGCTGAAATACTGTAGGTTTGTATTTGTTGGCTCATACTGCCACAAACTCCTGATTCTCAGGATAACGAGTGCCTTCCAATGCAATGTAGTCAGACAACATGGCTTTATACAACTGGTACGCTTCAGAAGAAGATAAACCGCCATCTTCACCACGCTCTACCAAAGCACGAGCATAGGCATTCTGAACCACCAGAGAGTCAGCAACAGCAACAACAGTTGAATCTGATGACAAGGTAGCTTGTGGTACTGTTAAGCTAAATGGGATGCTATACACACCATCAGGGCGTGGATAAATAGTTACCTTAGTGTCATAGTTAGTATCTACACCATCAAAAGCGTATTCGTATGGAATGCCGCTAACTGGAGTAGAGAAATTCTGCTTTCGGTTCATTGAAGCAAAATCAATATTCTTCATGCCAACATTGCTTGTGACATTGATAACATCAATAACCTGAAACTTCTGACCAGCACCAGTTAAGGAATATTCATATGTGCCAGAAGTAGTAGACAGAGTAATAGTTCTGCCTAGAACATTCCAAGCAAAAGCATCTTCAATCTGACGTTTGGCATCATTTACAAACTTGCCAATTAAGGAAGAATAAGAGGTTTCGGAAACAGTAGAAACTGTTGTCTCACGCAACCTTACGAGTACATCGTTTACAAGTTCTAGGTAGGTCATGCTCTAGTCAACCCTTCTTCTTCAAATGTTGCTATAAAACTGAATGAACTTGCAGACTGAGTAGTTATTTTGATTTTGTCGCCTTCCTCTAAAACAATATAGGCATTGCCATCAAACTGCAAATAGGTTTTTGATGAGAAATCGTATTGGGTCAATATATCAAGAGTGGTATTAGCACTTGCGTCAAACCATTGAACAGTTATATGCTTGGTAGAGCCACCTGTATTGTGTATATACATTACAGTAAATTTTGAGTAATAGCCAGTAGGACAGGTATACACTGTTGTGTCTACTGCCGCTGTGGGACTAACTCCAACTGATAATGCTCTCATTTCGCTTTTGCCTTATTCCTTGCGGATATAGCTTTAGCTTTTGCCTTTGCGTCAGCCTTTGAGGTTGCACCCCATGCCTTGAGCGAAAGAAGCAGTCTTGTTGGTTCACCATCCTTGTACTCTGCACCAGCATTGTTGCCCATGCGAGCCAAGAAACTTGCTCTGCGAGGGTTATCCCCCGACTTTACTGGAGGCTTCAGATTACCACCAGTTTCCGCATTATAAGATGATCTACCCTTGGCATTCAAGCCGCCTTTTGGATTTTGACCAGCTTTTGTTTGCCAAGTGGGTGTTTTCATCTACTTCACCTTTTTAGGCTTCTTCGCAGTCTTTGCCGCTTGTTTAAACGCATCAGCAGTAGGAGCGCCCTTGCTACCTACCTTACGCATTTTCTCGCCAGACCCTGCCTTGATACGAGCCTGTTTTGCATTAATATTGGCATAAAGTCCAGTTTTCATTTCATCTTCCTTTTGGCTTTGCCAGCTTCAGATAAAGCAATGGCAACCGCCTGTTTGGGATTAGTCACAACCTTGCCGCCCTTGCCTGAATGCAAAGTACCTTCCTTGTACTCCCCCATGACCTTTTTGACCTTCTTTTGTGATTTAGTCATTTTCATAGGGTTTCTCCTTAGTACATTATCTTGGCTGTAATCGTGCCTGTGACAAAAACAGTGCAATTTGCTCGCAAATACTTAGGGGCATTAGCTACTGTAACGATGCCGTTAGCTGTCAAAGCAGTGCCAATAGTTGCCCAGTTTGTGCCATCAAGACTACCTTGCAATGCAACAGTAGCTGATGTAATTCCAGAAACCTGTAAGAAAGCTGGTTGACCAGAGTCAACTTGAACGGCTTTAGATTCACCTGTAGCGCCAACTGCATTCAGGAGTGTGATAGGTGATGTTAAAGATGCCATTATTTACCCCTTGAAGATTTCTTCATCATGTTGGTAGCAGTCCTTCCACCCTTCATAGGCAGACCCTTGGGTTTACCAATAGCAACCATAACAGTCACTGGAATACCCTTTTTCTTGCCGTATTCTTTTGCTTCTTTTTCACCTTTTTCGGTGTAGGGAAACTTCTTTTTTCCAACTGAAGGCATAGTATTTTCCTTATTTCCAGAGTCGATCAGCAATAAAGGTAATGAAACCGCCCATGAATGAAGCGATTGTCATACCCATCCAAAAACCACCTTTGCCTTTGTTGGCAAGTTCAAGCAATGTTTTTACATCGGTACTAAGTGAGTGGACTTCCTTTTGTAGAGCCTCTACTTGAGCCTCTAACTTACCAAAGTCTCTTGCGTCAACTTCAGACATTTGCTACCTTTCTGGGTCTTCCCATACGCTTAATTGTTGGAATGACAGGCGCAAATGCGGTATCTGTTCTAAGTTCTGATTCTACAGACTCTATGGTTACTTCTTCATCTACCAAAACATAACCCTGATGACCTTCCATAGAGTCAATATCATGTTGGAGGGTAAAAGTCACACAATTACCCGATTGTAGACAACGAAAAGTAGCCATAAAACCCCTTAAAAGAGATAGGGGGGACTACCCCCCCCATCATTAAACCACAGGGCGACCAATAATAAGTTGCAATGTAGTTGAAGCTAAATCAACAGAACCTGCTGTTGGGTTATAGGTCACGATAGTCACAGTGTTGGCGGCTGAAACATAGGCTCGGCGAACCAATCCTGCTTCACTTACACCAACTGACATACCAAGAACCATGTCACCCAAAGCCACTCCTGCAACAGTTACTGTGTCTGTAGCTGTAGCTGTAGTAGCGACTGAGCCGCTATCTAAAGTACATGAAACATCCCAAGTATCTGTAAACAGACCACGAAATTGGTCATTGCCCCTGCGGGAAACGACTGCTGTTGCTGATGCCATTTTGATTTCTCCTAATTAGGTTAAAAAGTCCCCCCACCACTAAGGCAGGGGGAAACTACTATTAGCTAGGAACAACCAAAGCGAACATAGAAGACGACTTAGCGGCTCCCACAGTAGCGGCATTACGCAAAGCGGCAACGCCATACAAAGTGTCAGATGTAAACAGAGTAGCCAAATACTCTTGTTTGTACTGAACTTGTGAACGTACACCAACTTGCTCAACCAGAACCATAGAGTCCTTGTGACCCATCAAGCAGACACGAGCAATAGCAGAACCGCTAGTTGGGAAAGCGGCAGTTGCAGATGCTGAGTCAGCGTTGCTGGAAGTGAACACGGGGATACCATAGAGATTACCGATTTCACCATTGCGGATAGCATCGCCATTACCTACAAATGCTTGTTCGGTGTAGCGAGCCAGACCCATCAAAGTGTTGCGGCTTGAGGGAGGAATCAAGAAGAAACGATTGTCCATAGGAGTATCGTTGTCATCCAAACGCTGAATGGTGCGGCGAATAGCGGCATCAGTCAATGCAGACGCATTACCAGTGTTGGTGTTTGCGGTGTAGTCAAAGGTAGTTGTTCCGTCACCGCCGATGAAAGCAGAGCCGTACTGAGCGCCAGTAGAACCGCCATTAGCCAAACGACCAAGCTGAACCAAGTCGGTATCAACTTGACGAGACAAGGCGTAACCAGCATCAGAAGTGTAGAACTGACGCATAGAGTTCAAAGCCTGTGCCTCAACGATATCTTCAATCAAGCGGCTATATTCATAGTGCTTGTTGATAGACACAGTGACTTCAGACTCAGTAGCGGCAATCAAAGTGACTGCTGTCTCTGCGGCTTTAGCAGAAGCTGAACCACGGGTAGGTGCAGGAATGTGAACAGTGTCACCTTTCTTGCCCTTGAAGTTCATCTTCATAACCAAGTTAGCTAAAACGAGGTTTTTCTTATAAGCCGCAACGATTTCGTCTGACCAAATATCAGGAATGAATTTGTCAGCGGTTGTTACTGTCACCGAATTGGTGGGGGAAAATGATGTTGCCATTTGTGTACTCCAATAAAATCAAAAGTTAAGTTATTTGACCCTACCCTCTTGATACGCTTGCATGATCTCATCACTCAAGGCATCGTAGCGGTTTGGGTCAGTCATCTTCAGCCGAATAAGGTCTGCCCTGCGATAGACTCTCTTTCCAGACTCTCCACTGCCACCTACATCAACTGTTGCCGCCTTAAGGTTTGACTTGCGCTGAGTTTCCCCTGCTTCATTAGTCTGTTTAGCCTTAACGCCCTTCAACTGCTTATAGGTACTCAGCAATTCATTAGCACTGTCATAGTCAAACTCACCATCAGCTTTAG